AAATGACCAGACATAACTAATTCAAACCTATCGAATAGTTCAGTACCCATACCATGAGTATTTGGCATGCCTTTCATCATATCAAAGCCAACTAATTCTAAGTGTGCACCAAGTATAGATGCTTTACAGTTTCTAATAAAGTCTGTATACTCAGCGTAGTTTTCATTATTGATCCATGGAACTACAGCAATAGAACAACCATCATAGTCAAGAACTTTAGGCTTCATAATAATGTTTACATTGGACGTATAATGTCCTAGCAACTCTTTTAATGAGCACAAATCGTTTGTATTCTTATAGAACACATCGTGATTACCTGGGATTATATCCATATGGATACCAAGTTCACGTATACGGTCTAAGAACACTTTACGATTAGAGTTTAGAGCTTTGAAGTTTACATACTTACGATGATCATAGTAATCACCTAGATGCAAGATTTGTTTAATATCATGCTTTTCCATGTACGGAAAGAACACTTCATTATAGAAGCGTTCCTGGTACTTAATAAAGATATCCGATGAGTTTCGACAGCCAGCATGCGTATCGTTAAGAATTGCTACTTTCATATATTAACCTTCGTTCATAATGTTATGTTTAGGAGTCCAACCTAAATCTAGTAGGTATTGTATATCAGCGCGTGTTGCCATACGCTCACCTGGTGCTTCACCTTTACGAAACTCACCTGTAAAATTAAACTTCTTAGCAAGTTCAGATACTGGAGTTACATGACCGGTACCGATATCAACTACCTTCTTGTCCATTATATAACATTTTTGCATGATTGTACATATGCCATTTGTTAAATCATCAATATGAATCCAATCTCTAAAATGATCAGCATTAATATAATCAACTTCGTTACGGCGCAATCGCTCGTATAGCATATCAGTACGTCCTGGCCATACAGTATGAAAACGCATTCCGATATGGCGAACAGTAAGCATTGATGCCATTTCTTCAATCATTTGTTTAGTGGTTGCATATGGATTTAACCACCATTCATGTGCATTAGATGAAGATGCATACATTACTTCAGTTCGTGTTCGTTCACAGTATTTAAAAATCCTTCGTGATAACTCAACGTTATTCTTATAATACTCTTTAGGTTCTCTAAATGATCGACGAACACCTGCAAGGCCAGCAAGATGTACTACCATATCAAACTGTTTTGGTTTATTCTCCCAATCTATATCTAGCAGATCTCCTTTAAAAGTACCTACAATAACATCTCTTTTGAGAAGTTCACCTTGTAGTTTGTTTCCAACGTAACCCTCATGGCCTGTAAGTAATACATGATAAGTCATTTTATCTCCACTTTCTGTTTGCTAAACTTGCTTTATGTAGGACACTCATACCCTGTAGGTACTCATCCGATGTGAATTCTAAGAATGCCTGCACATCCTTTGGGAAACAGGCTCCACCAAACCCTCGTTCTCCATCAGGACCAGGAACATCAAAGTGAGAAGTACCTAGTCTTCGATCTAATTTAAGTAATGATTTTAGTTCATTCCAATCGCCATCATATTGATCTAACAGCTGATTCATAAATACAACCTTAGTGGCAAGGAATGTGTTAACAGCATATTTCATAAACGATGCTGTTTTTGCATCAGTCGTATGTACTGTCTTATTTAAAGATTTGAATACTGTTGACCAGAATAGTGTATCCTCTCCTCCTATAACAACATCCTTATTATTTCTAATATCTTCTGCTGCATTTGAAGCGGTTAAAAACTCTGGAGAATATACTACATTAGCATCTAAGCACTCAGCATAGTCAGGAAGCACAGTGCTCTTTACCATGACTGGCATTTCTATCTTTTGAATGATATCATTTATGATACTATAATCTATAGATCCGTCTTTAAGTGTAGGTGCTGGTACACATACTATAGAAGCTTGTTTATAGCATTCTTCTGTAGCATATAATCCCTGTAAGGGATCAACTCGTGTTACAGTATATCCATTTTCTTCAAAATAATCGGCATAAGCAGAACCTACAAATCCGTTTCCAAATACAGTAATATTCGCCATATTAACCTCCCATAAATAATTCGAGGCCCTTTGCCTTACGTTCTTTCTCTTCAGCTTTTTCAGCCTTACCGAAAGCTTTGATTGAATTATCTACTTCACGAATCTTATCAATTCTTCCACGCAGCTCTTCAACAAATGCACGTTCAGTTCCACCAGGAGTACCGCCAGTATTAGCTTCACCATATGATAAGAAGTCTTCGACACCAGCTTTTTCAATCCATTTGAATTTGATATCTTGCTGCTTCTTCTCTTTGGCAATACGTCTTAGGAATGCATAGTAGCAGATTTGAGTGAAGTACGCAAACGCATTAGGATTACCTGTACGAGTGGCAGCTTCAATATTATAATTTGTTATTGCTTTTAGACAATTCTCAACTGCATCCATTACCATTTCTTCACGATAGGTATAACGAATAAAGTTAGATTTGTGTGAAAGACCTTCTGAGATCTTAAGAAAGCATTCTGCAATATAGTCAGGAACAATAGGGAGAGGCTCTCCTGAGTCCTGTGCAGCATTAACTTTCTTTACATAGTCAACCACTGAATAGGAGAATTCCCTATTGTTGACATAATGAGGTTTGTTCTTTGGTTTAATTTTTGTCATTATATACTCCTAGTGTATATTATTAAGCTTATTATAGCATAATTCTAAGGAAATGTACACAGTTATTTTATTAAATTATTTTTAGTTTTTTGCAAATTAACTGTGTACAAAAGTTGCAAACTGTGGTATAATTAAAGAGTGCTGTTGAGGGGGAGGAGTATACCCTAATGGATAGTCTTTCTTCCTGCATTCATAATACTGTCAAACACTTCATCTTCAAAGTCTTCATCCATTTCACTAGAATCAAATACTTGGGTCGGTGATTCTTTAAGACGTAACGCGGTGCGAATATATTGTTCTTTGAATGAATCAACACATTTTGACTGAGCAACAATAGATCCAAAATGTACTTTAATCAGCTGATCACCTGCCATTGGCATCCACTCTGTATAGTAGTACTGCTCTTTGTCAGGAGATAGTGACATAATATTTAGTAACAAGGGAAACTCAATAAAGACTTGTATCTCGTCATGACCTCTTGCTAATCCAACAATCTCATCGCCATTCATCAGCTTGAAATGTCGAATGTCAATATCGTTTAATGTTAATTCTTCTTCCTGCATTATATATCTACCTCATATATCTTGTATTTAAATTTTTCTTTGCCGTAGATCTTCATGCGTTCTGCCGCATGAAGAAGGGTATAGTTCTTACGAGATTTCCAATGTAGATCATCTGCAAGATCATATAGTTTAGTCGCTTGGCCATTATCAGACTTCCTTAAACCACGGCCGATCGATTGTAAAACTTTGATCTGTGATTTAGAAGGACTTGCAAAGATAACATTATGCAAGTTTCTAATATTGACACCAGTACTGAATGTTCCAAGTGATGCTACAATAATTGCATTCTTTTGAGTTTCAGTAATCTTTCTAATATCTTCCCGTACGTCTGCACCCGTCTCACCTGACACATAGAATATTTGTCTGCGAGCATGTGCTTTCTTCTTAATCATATCATATAAAGGTTTACCATGCTTCTCAACATATTGGAACAATACTAATGTATTACCATCTTGATCTAAAGCTAGGTTAGTGATAAAGCTATTACGTTTTTCATATGAAACGATATAGTCCATCTCCTCTTGATATTTCTTTTTACCCCATACTTTGCGTATCTCATCTGGATACTTAAGCAAAATCATAGAGATCTCTAATTCTGATAATGCACCAGAATCCATTAGTGTTTTAGTCGTAGTTACATAACGTGCTGGACCAAAATGTCCTTCTAGTACAAGCTTATGTGTCTGTGTTCCATCTAATGTTCCTGTAGTACCAAACCTGTATTCAGCATCACGCATTTTAGACAATATTGATATAAGTGACTTAGCTTTAAAGTTATGTGCTTCATCACCAATCACTGCACCAAATTGGCTAAACCAATCTGGCCCAAGCTTATATATCGATTGCCAGGTAGATACAATAATACGTTCATTCTCTGCAAATTTAGGTCTACCAGAATATATTCTATGTATAGTAGATTCATGATCAAATGTATCATCGTATTGGCTGTAGTCACCAAAGTCAGTATACATCTGGTTAACTAACGATGTAGTAGGCACAACAATTAATACTTTGTTTTCATATCTCTCTAAGAACCATCTGATAATAAGATATATGATAAGAGACTTACCAGATGCAGTAGGAGATATTAATAGCGCGCGTTTTTTAGATAATGCATGATGTACAGCTTCTAGTTGATAATCACGTGGCTCAATTGCTTTACCATTAGATGATAATGTTAAACCATCTATCCATGACATATCAACAACTGAGTCAGTACTTGGCACACCATAATAACCATCATGTTCAATTTCAATATGATAATCTCTGCCTGGAGTACTGGCAAATTCTTGTAGATATGCAAACAAACCGCCAGGTAATTCACCTACACGTACATCGAATAAACGTATCTTGCCATCCCACATTTTGTTTTTATATGCCGGCATAAACTTATAGCCAGGCACAAAGAATGTAAAGAAGTCAGATATTTCATTCATAATACCTGGATCTGTTGTTATTGTAAGAAATGCGTGATTCTTTTTCTTCACGCTAATAGTCTCAGACATTATGCACCTGATTCAAATCGCCGCCAATCAATAGCGTTTTTGATACTAGAATGTCTCCATCGAATGTTGTTAATGATTTCTTCAAGGGTTTCCTTGATAGTCTTAATGTATTCAATACGTGCTTCTGCTTCTTGAATGTGGGGATCAGAATTATAATAATAATCCATTTCGCCTTTAAGAACCTTAAGCCCATTTAATGCATCATACTCCCACCCAAGTTCATCAATCTGATCTTTAGTGAGTTTACCATTATACCAAAGCCACTTCTTCTTAAGAAGGACTTTGAATTCCATATCTTTACGCTTCAATTGAAGCTTGGTTGTTGTTAAGAGTTCTAAGTACTTAGCATGCAATTTAGCAGAATCTATAGATGCCTGATCTAAACGAAGTTCATCGATCTTTGAATCTTCTTTCCACATTTCTAAGATTTTTTCAATATTCATCATTATAATCACCTTATCATATTATCA